AGAGGGTGTATGAGAACCGAGGAGAGCGAGAGTTGGATTATGAACCAACTACTCCCGTTATCAGTTACAATACACCTGCCAGGTACATTCCAGATTTTAGGTTGCAGAACGGAGTGTATATTGAATGCAAAGGATACTTCGACAGCCGATCTAGAGCTAAAATGCTACGAGTTAAGAAGCAAAATCAAGGACTTGATATCCGAATGCTTTTCCAAAGAGCTAGTAACAGGATCACTAAGTCCCCCAACTCTATGACGTACTGGCAATGGGCCGAGAAACATGGCTTCCCTTGGAGCGAAGGAGAAGTTATACCAAAGGAATGGCATGACTGAACAGAAAATTCTAATCCTAGACATTGAGACGAAGCCTATCACGGCCTACGTCTGGAAGCTCTGGGATCAAAACGTAGGACTCAACCAGGTTATAGACGACGGAGGAGTTCTTTGCATAGGTCTCAAGTGGCTGGGTCAGAAGGCTGTAGTCTACAGTGAGTGGGAACATGGCCGAGAAGCTATGCTACAGGCCACCCACGACGCCCTCACAGAGGCAGATGCAGTGGTTACGTACAACGGAGACCGCTTCGACCTGACCAAGCTTAACGGGGAGTTTCTCCTGGCTGGTATGCCTCCCGTACCAAACCCCACAAGTATCGACCTGTACAAAACCATTCGTAAGATGGGATTCATCTCAAGTAAACTTGCTTTTGTCGGCCCTGCTTTAAAGATCGGGGCTAAACTAAAGCACGAAGGCTTCGAACTGTGGGCCAAGGTTATCGAAGGTAACGAGGCTGCCCAGAAGAGGATGGCTAAGTACTGCTGCCAAGACGTAGTCCTAACAGAGAAGCTTTACCTTCGTATTAAACCCTTCATTCGTAACCACCCCTTCCTCGGGAAAACTCTGGCGGAAGCCTGCCCTTCTTGTGGCAGTAAGGCTGTACAGAAACGGGGATATCGTCGTACTCGAATGTTCCGCATCCAACGTAATCAGTGCCAGTCGTGCGGCCATTGGCACGAAACAACGAGGTCTAAGGTAACCTGAGATGGACGAAGAGTTCGCAAAACGATTGGCTGATTATTTCACTGGACCAGAACTTCTATCTCTTGTAGAAGTACCGATGGAAATACTAGTAGAACTGTTAGAAGAATATATTCTAGAGAATGAGGAGGAGTTGAATGACTTCATGTCCTATGGTAAATAACGAGTACACGAACGACAGCGAAGAACTTAAGGCCAGTGGAGCTATCAAGTATGACGGAGGAAAGTCTCCTGTATTTCGGGGAGCGCTCGCTCTCCTCGGTTCTCATACACCCTCTTCTCATACTTACTACGAAACTTCATGAGAGAATCCAGAGTTGTACCGCTCTACGTACTCTTCAGCTTCGCGAGCTGTGCCCCACTGCGGGCCCATGCCCCTGAAGACACAAAAGATGCCCGTAGTACCGTCCCCTATGTAGCGATCTTTTATCTGGACCTGGTATCGCCATTCTCCCTGGCGCTCATCGAACACTTTGGTTACCTCAGTCTCACATTGTTTCACTGGTGTACTCCCAACCTTCGATAAGATCTTCTTCTTTGTAGATGTGCAACATCATATCGAAATGGTTGACACGAGTAACGACGGATGTATCTCCGCTCTTATATGTAATTTTAGCTGTAACCAAGTGTAATCTCCGGTACGTCAGGTAGTCGAGCTACCGTTGTTAAGTACTTAGGCCCGTTACTATAGGCGAAGCCTCGAAGACCAGGCCAACAACGGAACTTATGAGAGCAGTATGAACAGCCAGTGTCTAGCTTCATGTTACCGCTCTTACCGTCTGGTACAGGCTGATAACAATGATTAGGAGGTGTGTCGCTGGCGACTACTTGCTTTAGGTGTGTGATACGCTCAGAAGGCAGGTGGTGGTCTATGACTACAGGTGGTAGAGCTGTTACACAAATGTCGCCTGTCACCTTGTCGTTAGCCAGCCACGCTGCCTCTTTGCCCGGGGTAAGTACCGCCGCATACCCCGAAAGTTGTGCTATGTATCCGAACGGGTCATCTTGGAAGATCGTGCCTCGTTCGAATTTTTGATAACCGAAAGAACTCGCTGACTTGACGTCCACAATTGTTCCATCAATCCTCGCGTCAATGTGCCCGAAGACGCCGTCGACTTCAACTTCCCTTTGCTCGTCTTCAACACTGTGTCCTGCTTCTTTTGCTAGGAAGAGCAAGAGCTCTTCGATAATATCCCCGTACAAGAACTTCAAGTACGTCTTAGGCACCATCGGTTCCTTAGTCCCGGGAATAGGGTGTGAATCGTACCAAAGCTGCCTGTCAGGCTTCCCTAGACTAGAGAATCGGAGGGCAGTAGATCGTTCTTCTTGCTTCTTAAGCCTGTTTCGAAGAGTACGCTTAAGATTCTCACAAAACGTATCTAGATTTTCTTCCGATGGTGTGTGGTCTGTGTCTGGGGACAGCAAAGAAAAGATGTCCTGGGGGAGTGCTTTCAAGTCAGCCATGATTTTCTCAACAAAAGTGTCGATCTTTTGATACGACTAGGAATAAAAGGAGGCCCACCCATCACCGTAAGGATGGTTTATCCTACCATTGACTGTCCCAATTCTATCGGTTCAGCGTGGGATTGGCGAAGGTGGCAAGATTCGAACTTGCGATCACGGTTTTGGAGACCGTTGCTTTAGACCAGACTAAGCTACACCGACACTACCTCAATCAAAAGGGGATATCATCCTCCAACTCGTCAAACGATACCTTATTTGATGGCTTCTTAGCAGGCTTAGCCTCTCCGCCATCCATACCCCCAAACTCACTCGTGACATAAGGGATCAGGTTAGTGATTCGGAGGGCTTGAATGTACAAACCCTTCTTCTTACCCTTACCGTAGTCAACAACTACCAACTTGGCATCTGCACTCGAGCCGTTACCGATCAGACGATCATCCCAGGCGTTGTTGTCCTCGTCGTAAACCCGAATGGGTTCGTTCTTTTCGCCTGCTGCGTTGAGTTCCTTCTTACGAAGGATGATGTACGGGCCTCGATCCTCGTGCTTGTTCTTCAAGCGGTCAAGAAGACCGTGAGTTTTGAGGAAGCTAGTGTCTTCCGGCTCGAACTCGAAGGCCCATTCTCGACCATCACCGTCGTAGTTCGTACGGGGAGCGCCGATGATCTTAGCCCAGTAAACCTTACCCTTCGAGAAAATCGGAGGACTCTTGTCAATTGCCATGTGTATATTTCCTGTTCATTTAATTTCTAACTAAGGCGAGAACTCCTCACCTTATAACTAATTATAACATATTCTAAGCAGATGTCAACACTAATGTGTCTCTGCCCATGTTTTTCCTACCTTATATGTACCGTCGAGAGGTATGTTCATGTTTAACCGGACACCTGCCTCGACTATGGTTTGCACTCTAGCACGTCCAAAATCTTCCGCAATAGCCGGATCGCAATCGCTTTGATCTTCGTCATGAATGTCTCCTACTTTGATTACGTCCCAGCTGTTCCTCTTAACCAGCCGATCAGCTAATACCGTACTTAGGCCCATTACTCGGGCACCACCTCCTTGTAGTTTATAGTTAAGCGCAGCGTGAGGCGACGGACAGATGACTTGAGAGCCGTCAACTAGTTCAATTCGTCCGTGCTTCTGTTCTAGCTGTACGGCATCAATAAGCTCCTTCAGGCCTAGTCGTTCTAGAAAGTTGTTGCGAATGACAGCGCCCTCTCTTGTAGAGACCTTCAGAGTCCTGGCAATTTTAGGCGCAGCAGCCCCGTACATAATGGCGTACAGAAGAGTCTTAGCCTGGGGTCGGGTGATCCCTACCATGTCAGCATTGTACTGGTGAGGATCACCCTCTAGGACCTGCTTGGTGAACTCTTCTCGATTGAGATAGTGAGCAAGCATCCTGAGCTCGAGACCAGCGGCATCAGTCCCGACAAGTACTCGACCGGGTCTAGCACACCATAGGTCACGAGCCTCGTATGTAAAATATCCTGCGTCCTCGAAGAGTACGTTACCGCTCTTGTCAGCACGGACTGCGGGAATGTTTGCCGTATTAGGCGCTTGGTGGCGGAATCTAAGAGTGTTGGCCACGTACAACTTACCGTGTATTCTTCCCGTGCTCTCATTCCAATTATCCATCCAGGTGTTAATCATGTTAGCTCGACCGTTGACACTCATCCACCGAGCAATCATCTCTACCTCGGGTTGAGGATTCTCTTCGACAAATCGTTGTAGAGAGGGAGATAACTCTCCGTGATCGAAAGGTTTGGGGTTGCCTCCGCCACCTTTCTTTGTCTTCTCTGTAAACTCCTCGGGTTCCCATCCTAGCTCAAGCAGTTTTTCAATTCGTTGTTTACTGCTTCCAATGTTGAAGTCAACGTCTTCAAACGCTCGATACTCGTTGGCTCCGGGGTTTTCTTCCAGATGATATCGTTCTGTATCTCGTAGATAGATCGCAGTAGGAGTTCCTGATTTTGTAACAAGAGGCCGTACAGCGACCAGCACTCTCTCTGAAGGGAAGGCAAGTCTGATTTCATCTTGAAGATCCTTTTCTTTCTGTCGTAGTTCAGAGTATAAAGTTAAGGCCCGAGGACCATCGAACTGAAACCCTGCTTTTCGTTGCCTGTCTATGATATCTGTCAACTGATGTTGGAGCCAAATGCTTCGCTCCGAGAACTTTAGTTTAACGAGAGTGCGGATTAAGCGGCGAAACAATTCTGCCGTGATAGACACGTCCATGTGGCAGTACTCTATCATCTCCGGTGTAAGCTTCTCCCAGGCGTCGAACTTGATCTTAGGCTTACCCATCCTCTCGCCCCATGCATCGAGGCTGTGACCCCCTTCTATGGACGGGGAATAGAGTGTGCTTAGGACCAGTGTATCAACGCAGCGGTTAAGATCAATGTCAACACCAGCCAAACGGCCCAGAACGGGGGCATCAAATTTGAGGATGTTGTGTCCAACATATACACTTCCTTTATTCTCTGTAAAAAATTTCTGTATCTGATCTGTACCTACGCACTCGCCTTTTTCTTTTGTCTTAACATTCTCCCAGCACATGACATGAATGACAGATGGGCTCAAGCTATCTGCTTCGATGTCGATTACAAAGTACTGCTCTGGCCTGTCTTGCCAATCTGTGTACATCCACTACATACTTTCAAATTCATGGCCTGTATCGGTACCACCATTTTCATACTGTTCGATTAGCTCAGGAGACAACTCCTCTAGCCGATTAGTAATCTCATTATAGAACAACCAACAGGCAGGCCCAGTTCTGCCACAGAAACGATTCTTTTCTATGCTGATGCGAGTAATGTTACGTCGCCAGTCGTTAGGATCTTTCTTGTCTCGTTCCAGACGAAGTACCATGTTAGCTACTTGCTCTGGACCTGCCGAACCACGCACCTCTCCCTTCCTGTTGACGTGGATAATACACAGACAGGCGATGTCAAGATTCATGGTAAGAGTTTTAATCTTAGTGGAGATTTCGTCTAGTTGCTTACGCTCATCACCAGACTGATCACTAACAATAATACTAAGATGATCGAGAACAATATATCGGCAACCTAGAGCAGCCATGTGGCGTATCTTAGAGAGCACGACCTCAATATCATTGCTACCGAAATGATCCCAAATAACAACGCGATCAGTATTAACCACAGCGTCGTAAGCATCCTTCAACTCCTGTTCAGATCGTTCTGTATCGGGAAGGTGATAAGGCTTATTGGCGTGGATAGACATAAGACCGATTGCTGTGTCGTACTTAGGCTCTTCTAGATGGAGGAACCCTACTCCGTAGCCCTTTTCCTTTAGCTCCTCACTCATGAGAAGGTTGTACTCAATTTCCTTACACACAGAGGTCTTGCCTACACCTGTGTCAGCAGTGAGTAGGACTAGCTCGGACAATCTCATTCCGTAGGTTTTATAGTTAAGTCCTTCCCAAGGATAGGGGACTGAGTGAGGGGTCTTGTGGTCTCGAATATCCCCCCATAGTTCTGTTCCAAGCTTAAGGCCGTCAGGCATGTAAGGGGGCGCACGGAACCATTCGTTAATGTACTCTTTAACGAGACCTTGGGTAAGATATTCATTAGCGTCTTTTGCTCTGTCAAGTTTCAGGATGCGAACCTTACCCGGGTCAAACAACTGGGCACATTCCTTAGCTGCCTGTTGACCGGGCTTGTCTGCATCAAAATTAAGGATGATCTTTTCAAAAGAGTTCAGGTACTCATAGTTATTTACAATTTCTTTTTTAGCAGAGGAAGCAGACATGACGCCTACGTTAGCATAGCGAGAGCCAGTCATTTGAAAGGCTGCCATAGAGTCGTAGTAGCCTTCAGTCACCGTGATGCTTTTCTGGCCAGGTGGAAAAGCTCCTTGACCGAACAACTCAGCGGTATTGATGTCCCCCTCACAAGAGAACTTCTTTTCCTTGTATCGGACTTGGTTTGCTACGTGGTCTCCTGCCCTGAAACGAGGGAAGATAGCCTCAACCTCGCTGTCGGGGTTTGTGTTCACCGACACTTGGTACTTGTTGATCGTTGTGCTGTCGATGCCACGAGACTTGATGGCTGGCATAGACTTGTTTGGCAGGGGTTTAATAGGTTTTGTGTCTTTCGTGATTGTCTTTTCCTTTTTTTGTACGCTGCCATACTGGACGTCACGACCGCAGCCTTCGCTGAAACAGTGCTCATGATCGTCGTACACAGCTAGGTTGTCGGAACTCCCGCAGTCGGGGCATTGTTCGTGTCGAAGAAGCTTACTCACGTAGTCCTCTTTGCTTGAGGATATCGTCTAGTAGGATAGGTCGGAAGTTAGTCTGCTCCACACAAGCACAAAAGTACCTTAGATCCTGGACTGTTTCGTTTAGGGGATCATACGTTTCATCTTTCGGAGTCTGATAACCATTGACATACTCTTTCGTGACGAAATTAGCGTGAGTATGTCCGTGAATGTTAAGCTGCCATCGAGACAAAGAACCTTCGTGGATAGGGATATGTGACATAATAAAACCTTTCTTCACCACATATCCCCGTACATCATCAAAAAGATCGAAGTACTGACGCATCTTAGGAGGCTCGTGATTACCGGGGACTAATACCTTACGTCCTTTCATCCTTCCTACTGACTCGTGCATCCTTCGATTAGAGAATGCCACGTCCCCTAGGATGTACACACGGTCTTCGTCGTTGACCATCTCGTTGTACCACAAGATCATGTCCTCAGTCATTTGTTCGGCATCATCCCAAGGACGTAGTTTGGACCCATCAGG